CGAGATAGTAACTTGCAACGAACTACCAAATTGTCTTTCATATGACGGTTTAGTGGTGTCTGTATTTTTAGTTCCAGCAATTGCTCTACCGGTGGCTAAATCTATTGATAAACTTGTTAAAGTGTAGCTATTACTTGGGATTGTTTTCCCAGGAACAACAATGTGATCAGGCATAAAAAAATAATTAGAAACAATGATAATTAACGACTCCTGTATCAAGCGTTGTGGCACTAATTGCCGTTAAAGTAGTACCCGATACCGCACACGAAATAGTGTGAGATAACGCGCTTGAATTGTAGGTACAAATTGGAATACAAGACGCTGGAACTGTATGAGTACAAGTAGGGGTAACCGCTCCATCAAGTGTGCACTGACCAGTACTATTACCTCGTCCAATTTTTAAAGTTCCCGAAACTGTTACTCCTCCGTCTTTATCAATTTTAAATAAATTTAAATTAGTATTAGTAAAAACATTTAGATAATCACCTGTACTACTTGCTGTTCCCTTAAGCATCAATACATTTCCTGTTGTCGATGTGGGAAATATATTTACTACACTTGGAGCTTCAGTATTTGATCCAAAAACGGTATTTCCTCCTAAAATAGAAAGTGTGTTATCCAAAGCTACTTTTTTATATGGTTTGTTATAATCAGAATTTAAAGCAATTAAAGCTGAGAAATACCCATTGTTATACCCACCAGAACCTATGACAGTAGCACCCTCTGCTTCAGTGATATTTTGCCATCCAACCAACGTCGCTGAACCGCCGTAACAAATATTTGCTGTACCAACCACAGTGCATCTAAGTGCTGTTGAATCACCATAATTATTTTGTCCTACGATCACTTGATCAGGACCATTGGCAATTGAACCAGAACCAGCCGCAATCGCTCGGGCACCACCTGCTTCTGAATAATATCCAAGACCTGATGAATCTTCTCCTGTTGCTTTGCAATTTAATCCGTAACAAAACGAATTATTGCCAATATTAGAATCGTTCCATTCATTACCTTCACGTGTTCCCCAACGTACTGCACCTTTTGAAGGAATCCATGCAAAACCAGTACCAGGTCCATTAAAACTTGCTGTTCCAACTGTTCCTGTTGAAAATATAGCTCCTTTAAGATCAAGACTTTGAGTTGAGTTATTCCATTTAAGGTTTTCAGTTCCTATTATTGAACTTGTTGTGGAACCATATGCTATTTGACCAGAAGCTAATGTTGTTGTAACTCCACCCCCACCACAACCGGTACAAGATGAGACATTTAAATTGTTTCCGTAAATATTATTAAAGCGTAAATTTGAAGATCCGATATCTGCACCAAGATCTGTGTCAGGAACAAGAATAGATTGAATTGTGGATGTATTAACAACATTAAAATTTGGTTTTATTAAACTAGTTCTTCCATCTGCCCCAAGTACATTTTGTTTTTTAAGACCCAAAAAACTTAATTCTATTACTAGAATTAATGAAGAAATTATTAAAATTTTTTTCTTCATTTTCATAAAAAAATTAATTAGCAGCTGAAAACATTACTGAAAGCGCATTTGTTCCATTAGTTGTTACTTGTTTTAAACGCATTCGAGAAAAAATAATGGGAGAATCAATTATCAAATTTGAGCTTGTCGTAAAGTTGGCAACACCAAATAATGCTTGAGTAATATCAGTCCAAGTAGCATTTGCGTTGCTTACATTTGCAGCATCATTAGTAGCTTCTAAGGTTAGAGTTGTGGCCGTCAGAATACATTGCAAAGAACCAATACGGTAACCCTCTAAACCAAAATTAAAATAAGTATATGAAGTATCACCATTACCAATATCGCCTGTTTTAACTTCAACTATTTTGCCGTGACAATCTACTATTCTGTTTGGGTTAGCCGTGCTAGTTTTTTTAATACTCATAATGTTTAATTACTTTTTTTAACTTTTGAAAAAATTATTTCTCCTGGTTTTGAAGATCGAATATTAACAACAACTTCCTCATCTTCACCGCATTCTTTTTGTAATTTTTTAAATTCTTTTTCTTGTTCTTTATTCATATTTTAAAATTAAGATTTTATTCTTACCGCCTTAAAGCGGTAAGAGAAAATTTTAACGACAGATACTTGGTCTAGTTGTTGTAGCGGTGATTGTGCTACCAGAAGCAGTGATATATACCACTGAACTTGTTGTAGAATCTCCCAAAGCAATACAACCAGTTTTAGTTGAAGAACCAACAGTCAAAGTCGAACTAACTGACTGAGAAACTGAAACAGTTCCCGTAAAAGTAGTTTCACCAATGTTAGCGAGGCTAGTAAAAGAACCACCTCTTGAACTACTAATTACTTCTGTACCATTTACAGCAATTCCAGAATCGAAAGTTTCTTGAACATTATGTACAAGACCACCAATTTTTTGACTTGGTTTTACTACCCACATAGTGAGCAGAGACATCACCACAACGACACAAGCAAGAAATGTAATTATTTTTTTAGTGTCATTCATCATAAATTTAAATTAGAGACGTGATCCATCAATTTGTACATCGACAAGAAGATCTTTATCATTATTAAATGTTTTTTCTCCGTAGATCATCCAAGGTACAATATTTTTACCAAGTTTATCTGGTACATCTTTGAATTCGATACTTGGAGCTTTTTGCATAACCAAATTGGTTGCTCCTTTTCTACCAAACAGACAATGCAAAACTTCTACTCCCCAAACATCAGCTACATCACTTGCAGTCAAAGCAACCTCAGATCCACCTTTAAATACAATAGAAATATATGTGGTGTTGTTTGTAGCAGTTAATCCTTCAATCTTGGCTTGGTTATCAGCACTCAAAGCTACTTGAGAAGCTGAAGTTGTTTCTGGATTGTTTAAAAGACCAACCAAGTTAGTCAAAGTTGCGTTCAAGTTACCACCAATAAGTACATTCCCAGGTGTAGCACCAATTGCGGCTACAAAAGTAAAAGTAATTCCAGCGATTGTAATTGTGTCGTTATTTGAAGGATTATTGGCTGGTGTCCAATTAGCGGTATAAGTTAAGTTGTTTGAAAGATAAATTTCAAAACCAAAACGACTACCAACTTTTCCATTCATTCCAACTTCTTCACCAAATTGGGTATCTTTACCTGCTAAATATTGACGAATTATTTCCAAGACACTAGGAGAAATAACTGCAAATCGTTGATCTTGTTTAACATTAAGTAAATCCAATTTTCTGCCAGCGGCAGTAAATACTTTGTTAACGTTAGAAACAGAAAGCTGAACACCATCTGGACTAGCACCACCAACATCCGCATCTTTAACGGTTGAAGTAGCATTTCGATATTCAGACAAAACATCAGCGTCAACAAAACGATTTAAGCGATCCATACAATCAGCAGCAAACTCATCGGCTGTCTGATATGAATTTTGTATTGCATCTACATCATCGAGATAGAAAGGAACTACTCTGAATGTATTGACAGTCAAAGTATCATCGGTAGAAGAAATATCTTGAACAGTAAATGCAGTACCTTTGGAATAAGACTGACCCCTTACTTGACTTCGATATGGTTTGTGAACTGTATCACCATTTTTTAATAGTGGTTTTAAACTTACGTTGGCAATCGCCATAGCTACAAGTTCTTTGTAGCGGACTTCTTGCATGACCTTTGTCCAGTAAGAAGCATTTAATGTTTGTAAAGTATTAGCCATAATAATTATTTTTTATTGCGAATAAATTCTCTAAATTGAGAGAAAGTTTTTTCATCCATTTGAGCAATTGCTGACTCATCGTTTTCTTCGATAATTTTCGCAAAATCTAAAGTTTCACCTTTATTAGATCCACCCTTTCCAGCTTCAATAGTTTTATTCTTTTGAGGCCGTAATCCATTTACTCCTTGATAAATGACTTCAAGCGGAGCTTTGCTGAATTCTTCGGTATAAGCGATAGTTTTAAGCTTTGACTCAATTGATTGGATGTGTGCTTTCTCTTGCGGAAATTTTTTGATTAATTCAGACATTTGTTTTGACCAAATTTTTTCTTGAAGCAATTCTTTTTCTTGTTGCTCTGTTTTTTGCTTGATCTGATCAAGAGTGTTGAACTTATCTCCTAATTCCGTTTTAATGCGAGAATACGCTCCTTCCTCTGCAATTTTCACTAGCTTTTCAACTGCTTCTGGAGCAATTCCTTGCTCTTCAGCTAATGCGCGAATCGCATTAATTGAATCTTCTTGTGAAGATTGTCCTTGTGAAATGCTTTTGAGACGAGCATTTTCTTCGGTCAATTCTTTGACCTTATCTCGCAGTTTGAGGTGACGATCGAGACGAACAAATTTTTCTTCCCGTGTTTCTTTAGGAATTTCTTTGTTTTCGTCTTCGACGACCTCTATATCTGCTGTTTTTTCTTCAGCAGGTTGCTCTTCTTTTTGAGGAGCTTCTTCTGGTTTTTGTTCCTCCTTCGCGATAGAAGGTTCAGAACCAGAAGTTTCGGCTTCAATTTCTTGGAGCCTTTTAAGTTGATCAGCATTTGGCTCATCAACCATTTGAGATTCATGGACATTATCCATAGAATTTTTATTCTTATCTCGACATAATCGAGTAGAGCGACATTAAAAAAACGCTCATTGGGAGCGTTTTTATAGAGTTTCAGATAATTGGCACGGCAATGCAATCACTGAAAGCCCTTATAAGAACGCTTCCAATAATGCCGTGCAAATTGTTTTTTCAATCAATCATTTAATTGATATTCAATTTGATTACTTATTTGTTCTAAATTTTGATCAGCTTGTAATAATAAGGCAAGTACTAATCTCATTGCTCTTCTTCGTTCTAATAATCGAGCCACTGTTCTTTCATCATGTCGTTCATCATCAAGAACATTATCAACCGCTTTAATATAACTTTGCATTTCTTCAATTAAAATCTTCCCACCTTTAGTGTTTGCAATTTCTTTTAAATATTGATTTTTGTAAATTTGCTCAAGTAAAACATCTAATTGTTTTAGATCATCACGGTCAATAATTCCGCGAAAACTATCAGCAAGCTTTTGTTTTAATTGGCTTAGTAGTTCTAAAGGATTTTTCATATGTTAAGCGTTTTGAACGTTTTGATTATTTGGAAAATTTGGTAAATTCGGTTGTGGATCTGTTGGTTTGTCCATTTCGGTATTTACTTGATATTGATCAGTTTGTGCATTAGGTTCTAAAAGCTGTGTTAGTTTTCCTTTTTCAGCTAGTTTTTCAGCTAAAAGATCCACCATATTTTTACGTGCAAAAGGTATTTCGGCATCAGCATGAGCAATAATACGATCTTTAATTTCTGGTTTTAAATCATTATCCTTCACGAAATCAAGATGTTTCTGAATATGTCCCGACGTTGCTCCCTCATTTGGCTTGATATCTTTTGTCAACATTTTTTCGTTTTCATCAGCTGCTTCTGCTAAGATTTCCTGTTCTCCTTCATGTTTAGTATCCATAAGTTCTTTGATTTCAGCCGCTTCAAAACCAGCAATTTCAAGCCTTTTCTCAAGTGAGAGTTTTTGATTAATCAAATTATTTTCTTTTTCGTTATTAAGTACATCCAATTTAATTTTTGATTTTCTCGCATCGGTTTGAAGTTCGGCATTAGATCCAACAATAATAATATCAAACTTAGTATTGAGATCTTCTTTAACAATTTTGTCCCATTCAACACCATTTTCTCCAATCATCTTTACTACCATTTCTTCTGTTGCGTGCTGTTTAAGCCCATTAATATATCTTTTTCCCATGCGAATCCAGAAACGGGAATAAGAACGATTACTTAATCCAAGGCGATCAGCTGCTTGAGCAAGTTCACCTTCAAATACGCCTACTTTTTTATCGTTTTCAGAAAGTCCTTGTGTGCCAGGAGTTATACCGGAATTTTTACCAACTTTTTGTTCAATTAAATTATGAAGAATAGGTGTATCATCCAAACTAGGATATTGGAATTCGTATATTCCTTGTTGAATACTTCTTCCGTCTTTAGGCGTCGCAGGTACTAATCCAGCCCAACGGGGCTCGAGTAAAGCAGGGTTTTTGATAATATCAGTATCGTACATTTTCATTCCAAAGTTACGATATTGACGATTATCAAAAGATTGATTAATTAAAATATTTTCAGCAATATATGAATCACGGACTTGGTCACAAGGTGATGGTGACCAAAATTCAAAAGCGTCAGGATTAGGTGCCCAAGAGTCAATAGGCCATAAAGGTTCGTTGGTATCGTCTTCTATTTCGGTAAAAACATCTTTTAACTTATCAACACGCATCCATTCCAGTGTTTTAAGATCAAAAGTACAAATATATCTTTCTCCTTGATAAGTCGTATAAGATTCGCAAAACTTAACAATTTCTTGCCCTTGATATTTATATTGACGTGTATCTAAATTTAGAGCCGCTAAACGTGTTTGTTTTTCTTTTAATTCATTATCAATATCTTTATTTTCACCAGCTACAAGACTTTGTTTAATTTTTTGAATTTGTTTTTGATCATAATTCTCATCACCTTCTAATTGATAGATAGACTTAAATATATTGTCATGACCCATATAACTAGCATTTTCAATATTTTCGCCACCAGCCATTGGATCAATTACGAAATCATAAGGATCAATTAAAACAAGGTTTGAAAGATATATACCATTACTTGAAGTCGGAATATACTTAGCAATTCCTCGGCCATAAAGAATAGCTAATTTTTTCATGAGAAGATCTTTGAACGCCCAGTCTCCTCTAAGCGGCGAGGAGTCTAATTCCCATTGTTTAGTTACTTTCTTTGCTTTTTTAAAATCTGCTTCTGTTGTTGGTTGAAATTTGATTTGAGGAATATCGTCAATTTTAGATAGCATAGTATCTACAAAACCTTGCATATCACCAAATTGAATATTATGACGTCCTTTTAATTTCTTTTGTTTTTTAGAATAGTAAAGCTCTTCGTTTGGATGCCAGCTCTCAACAATTCGTGGATGTCGATATTTCAAAGCTGCCTCATATTCTTTAAGGCATTGTTTTAAAATTTTATCGTTTACTGATTGTGTTATAACTTCCATAATTAACCACCTACATTTGTATAAAAATCTTCCCAATCGGGTTGAATATAAACTTCTTTTTCTTTTTCGGTGTTCGCTTTAATGTGCAATTGAAAACTAAGGGCATCAATTATATCGACTGTTTTACCTCTCGGAAAAGTTAAAGCTTCATCTTCGATATCTGTCATCCATTTGCGGTGATGTATGACTCCTGTCTTATATAGCGGAACTAGTCCACGAATTCTTTGCTCTTTATCTTGTTTATCTACGAACGTTTCAAGATTAAAGTATTGTTGTCTTCGTCTCATTTCTTCTTGAAAGAAATATTTTAATGATTCTTGATAGGCAACTCCTTCGATATGAACCTTGATGTTAGCAAAGGAATATTGTCGTCTTAAATCGTTATATAAAGCGAATGTCGCATCAATAAGCTGTAATGGATCAAACTTCCCAAACTTATAATCTAATATGTACCAATCAGGTAACTTAGCTTGTTTGCCTACTGCAACGATTGCTGAATTGCACGCATCTTTTTTCTTTGATATTGCCGGGTCAATCGTGATATCAATGTCAAAAGGTTTTGGTAAGTCTTTTTCTTCAAAATAAATAAAATATTCTGGTTTAAACTCTTGATTTTCTATACTTATTGGATTTTGCTGCCAAAGCGCGTGCCAGTCATAAGGGTTTAATTGCTTAATTAATGCTAAGTCATTTAAATCCTTTTTTTCTGGCCACAATGGTTCACCTTGTTTTCTAAACTTTTCATCTCTTTCTGCGATTGCTGGAAAAGATATGACAGTCCATTGTTCACCTGTTTCTTTTGTTTTTTCTAAGACTCGACCAACCAAATCATCTGTATGCCAACGTGTCATGATTATGATAATCGCTCCACCTTTTTCTAAGCGAGTATAAACAGTAGAGGTATACCAATCCCATACAGAATCACGGATTGTTTTACTTTCTGCTTCCTCTCTATTAGCTATTGGATCATCAATTAAGAGAATATCAGCACCACGTCCGGTAATAGTTCCACCACGTCCGACAGCAGTGTAACTTCCACCTTGCTGTGTCTTCCACAAGTTTTTAGCTTGAGAATCTTCTTTTAATTGAATATCGAATATTACTTGATATTGAGCATCAGAAATAATATCTCTGGTATCTCCTCCAAACTTTTTAGCTAATTCACCAGAGTAACTAGTTGTAATGATCTCTTGTTCAGGATTTCTGCCTAAAAACCAAGCAGGAAAATAAATGCTAGCTAGCTGACTCTTCCCATGTCGTGGTGGCATCTGGATTATTAACCTCTTGATTTTCCCTTGTTCCACTTGTTCCAGTGCTTGTGCTATCACTCGATGGTGCCAATTCACTTGGTAATTCTTGTCGTACGTCAGACAAAACGGTATCAGGTGTTCCTTGCTCGATTGAATTGCTAGTTGTTCTATCTTCATAAGATTGCAATGTTTCTTCTGCTATTCTTTTTCTTTGTTCTTCTGTTAAAACAATTGATTGAATTTTTTCTCCCAAAGTAGAATGATCAATTCTGTCCGCAATCTCTAAAATATATTTCAATCCCATTTCTATTGATTTTTCTTTTCCAGACTCAATATTTTTCTCTAAGTTCTGCAAAATTTTAGGCAACATTTTTTTTGCCCTAGTTAAGCCAATTCTTACCATTTTCTCCATGAATTCTTTATTCTGGAGCTGATAGTAGTAAGTGCTCTCTGGTATTTGATACATTTCATAAATATCTTTTTGGAATCTAGGGAGTTTTAAAGTCGCTCTTTCTTCTTCGCTATAAGACAACCAGTAGGCAATTTCTTCCCACATCTGTTTCTTTTCTTCGTCGTTCATGTCGGTGTAATACTTCATACTTTATGGCTTCCATTTAGTGGCTTCTTGATTAGTTTTAGTAAAACGTTCCTTATTCTTTTCTACTACTTCCTGAACTTCAGGAGTAAAAACAAAAACACGATTATCCTTTGAATCTAATAATCGATCACCTAGTTTGAAACCTTCATAAATTTTTTGAACTTCTTCAGTTTTCTTGGTTTGTTTCTTTTTCGCCATATTCAATTTGCTTATTTTCTTCTTTGTTTTTAACATAATAGAAATCTGGGCGAGGGAATATTTTATGTTTTTTAGTTATCATGTCCATGTCTTTAATGAATCTTTTAAGGCGAGTATTGTAAGTTTTTTTTTCTTCTTTAAGATCATCAAAAACGAATCTCCAAGCTATTTTTACCGTATCGTTTGGTTGGTTCATAGGTATATTCATATGTTTTTGGCAGAAAATAATTATGTATTGTCTGCCATCCAGCACTTAGCATCTGACACATAAGCGAGAGTTAACCAGCGTTAAGGTCATTTAATGCATAATTAGCTGCCAAAAAAATACAAATTAGCATTTTTTACCACCTTTTTTCTTTTTCATAGAAAAAATAATTAATTAAAAATCCCACACCTTGAGAAGGTATGGGATCTTGATATGTGCATGCTACAACACAGCTCAAGAGTTATATACCTACTCTCAAGGTGTAGCATGTTTAAGTTGTCTAATTATTATCTATCTACCTAATCACTAGGATTAGATAGTCGTCCAGGACCGGAGAAAGGAGGGCCAATCAAAAATGATTGGGAGATAAATAATAATTCATTATAAACTGATTATAATATACTAAAGCTCAAAGTTAATTCAAGGGGATAAATAACAAAAACAACCACGAAAATCTTTAGCTTAAAAGCTAATTAAGCGGTCACAAAATGTGACCAGTTTAAACTGGGGATAACTCTACTTAAGTGTGTATTTTAAAAACTGTTTTATTTTATTTTCTTTAATATAAAGCTTTTTTAACATTTCTTTTTTTTGCATTATTCTTCTTTGTGCACATAGTTGAGGATCTAATACTGGCGTTTCAATTGCTTCTTCAATGGTCCAACCATTTTTAAGTCGGCTATGAAGTGTTTTGTGATTTATTTTATATATTTCAGAAAATTCTTTAAGCGTTTTACGCTCAGTGTTATATAAGTAGGTTGTAGCTTTATGTTTTAAAAAATTAACGGCGTCTAAAACACTCATCCCTTTGTTTATTCGGGATCTTAAAGTTGATTCTTTAATCTTTGAATGTTCTGACAACTCAGACAAACTCCACAATTTATTTTGGTAGCTATAAATTCTTTTGTGTTTTTTATGATTTTTAAAAACATGCTTTTCTAATTTAACAAACAATTCAGCCAAACCATCATCATTAGCAATCTCCGCCCCAAAATCGAAATTTAACTTATATTTAAGAAAATTTGTTTCCCAAATATATTTTTTTTTGAGATATATTCTACTTTGCAGATAATCATACCTACTTTTCCCCTCCATATTTTTTAAATTATTGAATTAGTTTTAAGCATCGAAATTAGCTCATAAAAATCCTCCTTAGAGATTATTACGAACTCCCCCTTACCGGTTAATTTGTTGAAAACTACATTGTAATTAGCGTCATCAGGCATTTCTTTGAGTATTTGGTGGTAGTTTATACATTTATTTGTGGCTTTACACTGGATATTAAGCGGGTTAGTTTGAAAAATATCTACCTTTTGATCGTCACGCATACGACTAGCGTAGCGGGTGGTACAAGCTGTTTTCCAGCCTAATTCTCTGAATTCTAGGGCTATTTGGCGTTCAAAATTGTGCCCACGCGTACGATTACGTTTACCGTTGTTTTTTGGTTGCATAATTTACTCCTTAATTTTAGTTAAACATTTTTAACATCACATGGTTTTTGGCACTTACTGCATATATAGCAGCTAGTTCCTTCTTCTCCAGAACTTGTTAGTAATTCCCCATTACAACAATTAGATGTTTGAGATGATTCCATATTATTTAATTTTTGGCGACTATCCCATTATAGCAGGTAGTCATTAGTTAGTAA